CAGGCCGCATACCAGCGTAGACTGTTGTATCTTCCATCTGGCGATACTGTAGCACGGTGTCGCCACTAACAGGGACAAACCAACGCATTTGAATCATTTTGCAACCTTTACATAATTGAGAATTGTGATACGACTATTGGCAATTTTGCCATCTACCTGGTGAGTTTTAACTCGTGCAGTAAGTTTACTGCCTGTTGGGATTTGTGCTTTATTGTAAAATCTAATTAGATTCTCTTCAGCATCATATCCGTGATGTACAAAGCTGTTCCATGTTGTTAAATACTTGCAAGAAATTTCATTGTAAGTGAGATCAATCTTCTTACCCAGTTGCCCGATGTGTACACTGCCCATACCAAACTCAAGTGCTTGAGTACGAGCGTCATCTTCTTTGGTGTATCTATCTGCCACTACCGGACACCACACTAACAGCGAAAGAGATTTATCAGAAATTGTATCTTTCTGCATCAGTTCGTCTAATTGCTTGACAAAGTCATT